ACAATATATAGCATTATGGAAGCTTCTTTTTGGTAAGATAGGGGAAAAATATAATATAAAAAGGATTATTGGACATGGAGCACAAAAAAGAAAGTGGTCAGGTGGATATAAAAATTGTCCAGGTAATTTTGAATGGTTTTATTTGGGAGCTGCTGTAAAATTATATGATTATAAGATATCAGATTTTAATAAGGATGAAGAAAGAATAGATATTGAAAAAAGGAAGTAACAATAAATAAAAAATTATCAGATAAAAGACAATGAATAGTTTAGAAAAATTACATGAAATGATTGAAGAAAGTGAAAAGAAATTAGGATTATCTAAAAGAGGGGTTATTGCAATTGATATAGAAAACCTTCCAATTGAAAAGGTAGTATTATTGGGCAAATATATTGATGAAGGACTGTTAACTCTAATAAAATAAAAGATAAATAAGACTTATTTTCTCCCCCCAGAGTACATAAAAGGGCAGTATTATAAGAAATTTCAAATTTATTTATAAGGTGTAATATTAACTGAATAAGGTAATTTGTAATGAGTAATGTTGAATTGAATAAACGTCAAATAAAGTTTCATTTTCACCCTCACCAATACGATGAAAAAAACCACACATTAGAAAAAGCTTTAGATGGAGATAAAAAAAGAAGGTATCTTTGTGGATCATCTTCAGGCTTAAAGATTGATGGCCATGGAGAAAGAATGACTCAAAAGGCTATAGATTCTTTTATGAAGCAAGCCAATGCAGGGGATATTTTACTTTATACTGATGTACATGGAATAAAAGCAACTGAAGATATAGGGATTTTAACAAAAGCTGAGATTTTGTCTAATGGAGATTGGTATACAGAATATAGACTTTATGATGAACAAGATGGTGTTGGTCAGATAAAGAAAGAAACAATTGATACAATTTGGAAACAAATAAATGGTTTTCCCCCTTATAAAAATCCTAGACAAAAAGGTTTTAGTGTAGAAGGTTTCATTCCAGATACAGCAATCCTTAATAATGGACTTGAAAGAAAAGCAATTGATGATGTGGATTTAGATGGTGTATTGTTAGTACCTCGTCCAGCTTATCAAGATTCAGTGGCAACGGCAATTATGAAGGCTTTAGGAGAAACAACTCCAGAGAGAACACAATCACTTCAAAAATCATTACAGATTCAAGTAAAAGAAAAAGATATTAATGACGCTTATTATAAATATAAGTGGGACTTTACGGATGCTCTTGAAAGAACAATAGAGCAAATTATGGTTAAGAAGAATAATAATAAAAAAGATGAATTAAATATTGTATTCAAGGAATATGGACAACTCATGTCGGATTTAGTAATAAAATCTGAATCCGTATTTAGTGTTGATTCTATAGATAACTATTTTCGAGAAAGCGATTTTTCGGATAAAGAGACACCTGAAGGTGAATCAAAAGAGACTAAAACATCCTCCAGATTGGAAATGTATAAGTCATTATTAAAAGAAATCACAATATTAAGAAAATCAATGGAGGAACAAAAGTAATGGGAAAAAATGTGAACAAGGCATTATCACCAGAAGAGCTAACAGCTCTAAGTAATATTCAGTCTATAATTAGTGAATTAGTACAAATGTCCGGAGGAGTAGAAGCTCCAATGGAAGAAGAAGTAATGATGGCGGAGAATGAAGCTCCACCCAAAGAAGTACAAGAAAAAATTGATGAAGAAGATGAAGATTCAGTAAATAAAGGTATTATTACTACACCTTCTGATTCTGCTACTGCATCGGATGATGCTGTAGAGAGAATGGAAGAAGTTCAAACGGAACTAACTGAAGAGAATGTAAATGAAGTTGCTAAGGCACTTAACGTACTTGCTTCTCTTCAAACAAAGAAAAAAGCAGTGAAAAAGTCTGCTAATCAATTGATTTTAGAAGAAATTGGCAAAGTTGCCGGTATTCAAAAATCAAATCAAGAACAAATTCAGGAGGTCCAAAAAGCTCTTTTTAGTGTAATTGAAGGTATGGGAATTACAAAGCAATTTGAAATAGCTCAAAAATCACAAATTGGTAATCCACAAGTTGGACAAGATGTGCAAAATGAGCAAATGCTTCAACATATTAAAAAAGCTTTAGGGTCTTCTGATAATATTCAAAAGGAACAAAACAAATTTCTTTCTAATGGGGAAATAGCACGTAAAAATTTAAAAGATCGTCAAGTCTTAACTGGTATTTTAGGACAAAGAAATTCAAGAAGATTTGGATAAAGGAGAATAAAAATTATGAATAATATGAGAGAATTAAATAAATTCATGGATCAAAATCAGGATTTAATATCAAAGGCCCTTACTACAGCAAGTGGTGTTGGTGGTGCTTTAATTCCTGAAAATCTTGAGAAAATAATTACTGATACGGTTATTAGACTTTCACCAGAATTGGCATTACTTGAAGCTAATGCTGAAAAAATTTCAGGAAAAACACATGAATTTAATAGAAAAACTAAAAATCCCACTCGTGGGGGAGCTATGGGTGAAAGTGCTACTACTGGTACTAGTAATTCAAAAACAACACGTCATACTGTTGAACTTAAAATAGTAAGACGTAAGGGTAAAGTAACGAATTTTCTAAATGATACTTCTGAAGAATATATTGATGCAGCAGCATATGAAATAGAGAATCATATACAATCACATGTTTCTGATTTAATCTATTATATGCTTTATGGAAATGCCTTGGGTAATACTTGGGAATTTACTGGTCTTGATAACATGATTCTTACAAATAGAAATAATCAAGCAGAGGGTGGAGCTGTACCAACAAGTTTATCAGTACTTGATTCTATGATTTCTAAATCTAATAGAAAAGGTGGAGCTAAACATAGACGTGTATTTGGCATGACTCCTGAAATGCTTGATAAATTTTCATCCTTACTTACTAATGTAAGACTTAATCAAGGAGTTGGTGGAGATGGTCTTACTCAAGTTGAAGTAGGCGGTGGATGGCGATTAAATGCATATCGTGATATTCCAATTATTGAGACTACAGCATGTGGTCCAATTGAGAAACTTACATCAACATTAACAGTAACTGATGTTGACGGAATTACCGGTGGTGCTTTAAGTGATGGTACTTATTACATACGTGTTGCCCCTATGACTTATGAGGGAGAACAAGAAGCAAGTGATGAAGAAACCGTTGTTGTAAATGGTGGTACAGCTACACAATCTATTAGAATTAATCTTGATGCAGTTCACACTACAGATGGCGAGGATTCTCCTTTAGCATATAAAATTTATGCTTCTGATACTTCTGGAGATACAAAACTTGTAAGATATTATTCAGCATTCACTTATGATAGTGAAGGTGCTGTTACTGGAGACAATGGAACAGGAACTGATTACCTTTATGTTCATTCAATGACTGCAGGTTCAGAAATAGCTACTGGATTACAGAATGATAGACCTCTTGTAGCAACTGGTGGTGTGAGACCAGAAGTTATTTATCTTTGGGATCTTGATCCAATTCAAGGACTTGGAAAGCTTCCCTACACTAATAGAGGTGGTAGTGCATTTGGTGGATTAGTTACTACAAAAGATTTAGCTGAAACTGATGACTTTATTAGTTTTTTAATTAAATCTTATACAGCATTAACTCCTTCATTTGAAAAGACTTCAGTTTGGGAACGTGGTTACAGGACTGCTTAATGCCAGTTTTAACCGAAGAAGAATATAAAAAGCTTGAAAAGGAAAAGAAGGGCCAACAGTTAAGCCCTTCCTTTTTAAAGCCCAAAGAAAAAAAACAAGTAGAGAGGAAATTTATATATTTCCTATTCCATCCAGAGAACCCAAAAGAAAAATATTTGGAATTTGATGATGAAGTAGAAATAGAAAATAAAAAATACAAAAGACATTGTAAAAATGGAATTGTAAAAACTAGTGAAAAAGAATTAGTAGATCACCTCATAAAAAGAGGATATGAATTATTGGATAAAATAGAGGAGGATAATCCGAATGAGAAAATCAACTGAAGACGCAATAAACAACTTAAGTCCTGGCAATCAAGTCCATAGAATTGGAACTGAAATAAGAAGAGCTGGAGCAGCAAGTACAAGAAATCCAGAATATTATTATTATGTAGATTCAAATTCACTTGGTGGAGATGGAACAAGTTGGGACACAGCATTTTCTACAATTACTGAAGGAATTGCAAAACTTAATACTTTAGATGGAAAAGGGGCAACTTTATTTGTGGCACCTGGATTCTATATCGAATTAGCAGGAATTGAACTTACAGCAGCAGATTGCGCAATAATTGGGAATGGTTTGAATGAAGACACTGTTTTATTTGGATCAGGGACAGCCGGAGCAGTGGCAGCAGCTACAGCGGATTTGTTGACAATCAAAGGTGGAAATAATCTTATAGATGGATTATCTTTTTATAATCATTCAGCTTCTTACTCATCAATTCTTTTTGATGATACAGGTGGTGGTTATGCAGGTAGTTTTAATACAATAAAAAATTGTTTTTTTTCACCTCAAGCTCAAGACGGTGTACAGTATTGTATTGAATTTGATGGTGGAAATGCAAATACTATTGAAGGTAATATTTTCTATGGTGCAGCTACAGCAGCAATATACCTTGAAGGAAATGAAGGCAATCCTGTAAGAAATATTATCCGCAATAATCATTTTGTCGGAACTAATGTTGGTATTCAGGTACAATCTGCAAATTATAATACTATAGTTCAAGATAACTGGTTTAGTGCAGGATCACAATCTGGTGAAACTATGACTAATGCGATTGTAATTGATGCTGCGATGAATGCAGGAAGTATTACTTTTGCAAGGAATTTTTTTGAACAAAGTGCAGCAAATGACATATCCGATTCTAAGACTGGTGGTTCAGTTTTTGAAATGGATAATTCAAACGGAGCATAATACATGGGTACGGATAATATATTCGGGCATGATTCACAAGGACGACCAGTACCGGCACAAGTTGATTCGGCTGGTCGTCTTATTCATGTTAATGAGAATTTTATACAAAATATAGAAGAAGTAGATGCTAATAATACTTTTATAGGTAAGGCATTAATTGGAACTGGAGACAATGAAGCAAAATGGCAGATAATTAAAGTTATTGTCAATGGAGTAAATACAACTATTCGTTATGCTGATGGAAGTGTAGAATTTGACAAAGTATGGAATGATAGGACAACTTATACTTATTAAGGAAAAAATATGTCTATAAAGTATGATAAAATATTAGGTGTGATAAGGGAGAGTGATGCAGGAGGCACTGGAGCCAGTGTGATAACTGGAACCGTTAACACTTACGCAGAACTTCCTGCAGCATCTAGTCAAACAGGTAGGTATTGGGCAGTCTTAACAAGTACGGGATTCCTATGGAATAGACGTCGAGGATTATATAGATCAAATGGGACTATATGGGATAGGTTAAGCAATAACGTTTTTGTAGCAAGGACAGATGAAGCTAGTATATTAGATTGGAACGATAATACTAAAGTAATAGATTTTGATGCATCTAATATTACTACTAGTAACACTAGAACAATTATAATGTCTGATAATAATGCAGAAATAGGACTGGTTCAGAAAGTTAGTTCTGATGTTCAACTGGTAACTAATGGAGACAATATAAATCTTAGAAATGGGGGATTAAAAGATACAGACGTAATAGTCCCCATTTCTTTAGGTGATTCTAATAATACAAATGTTGATTCAGACTTCAATAATAGTTCCTTGTTAGGTGTTATAAATGAAAACAAAACAACTTTTGAAGATACAAGAGAGCCGACAGGTTTTATTGATATAACTGAATCTACTATAAGTTGGTCAGATAGTACTCCAGATAGAACTTTTACAATAACGCCAGTAGGAATTAGTTTTTCATTTTATCAAAAATCTAAAAAGTATACAAAGACAGGTGCAGAATCAATACAACTTACAGACACATTAGGGATGTGGGTAATTTATTATGATAATGGAACATTGAGTTCTATAAATCAACCAACAAATTCTCAGTTAGAAGACATATACCTAAATAAGATATTAGTTTCATATGTTTATTGGAATTCTACAACTAGCTTAGGAAAACTTTTTGAAGAGAGACATGGGTGTACAATGGATGGAAACACTCATCTGTACTTACATTTAAGTAAAAATTTAGCATATGCAAATGGGCTAGCTTTAAATAATTTTGTAATTAGTTCCGGAGCTTTAGATACACATGCTCAATTTTCTGTAGATTCTGGGTTGGTTTTTGATGAAGATATTTCAATTACCACACCCACTGTAGCTTCAACTGTAGGATTAGAAATATGGTATAAGTCAGGGTCCGATTGGACTTGGACTACAAATTCTGGATTTTCAGTGTTGACTACTGGAACTGGACGTTTAGCATATAATGATAGTGGATCACAAACGGAAATCTCAAATTTAAATTTTGTTTTATGTCATGTATTTGCATGGAACAGTGAGACAAATAAGATAATAGCTATACAAGGT